AAGCGAGTGTAGTGGCCGACATTCGCGCCATGGTCGCCTGATCCAAGAGGAATTCTGAAATGACTCCGATCCGCAAGACCGTTGCCGAGCGCAACGGCATGGACTTCGTGTTGTCCGACGAAACAACCGATCGCATGGGCGACGTTGTGAAAGCGGACGGATGGGTTCTTGCGAACTTCAAGAAGAACCCGATTGCGCTGTTCGGTCACAACGGATCGTTCCCCATCGGTTCGTGGGAGAATGTTCGCGTTGAAGGCGGAAAGCTGGTCGGTCGGCTGCGGTTGGCGGCGCGTGGCACCAGTGAGCGGATCGATGAATTGCTCAGCCTGATCGAGCAGGGGATTCTCCGCGCGGTTTCTGTCGGCTTCATTCCGGTGAAGTCTGAGCCGATCGACGACAAGCGACCCTATGACGGGCGGCGCTACACAAAACAGGAATTGCTCGAATGTTCGCTGGTTTCAGTACCGGCAAATCCGGCTGCGCTGCAACTGGCGAAGTCGATGAACATTTCCAACGAAACACTGTCTCTGGCCTTTGGCGAGCAAGCCGAAAAGGCTGGGGACGTGAGTGCAACTGGCAAGCAAGCCGTGACGAAAACAGCGAAGGCGAAGGATTCCCGTGTGGACCTTCCGTCGCGACACAAGGTGAAAACTATGAAGACCGTTTCTCAGCGTCTCGAAGAGGCGCAGAACCAGCTTGGCGTGAAGCAGCAGCGTCATGCTGAGCTTATCAATGCGAACGAACTCGATCATGATGCGATCGAAATCGTTTCGAACGAAATCGAAACGCTGGAGCGCGACGTTGCCGCTCTAAAGCGCGCAGAAACCAAGACGGCCAAGGGCATCGCTGCGCCGGCAGTCACTCGCCGTCCGCTCGGCTTCCCGCAGAAGGAAGTCAAGCCGCTCGATCTTCTCATCCGCAAAGCGGTGATTTTCGGTGTCTCCAAATTCGGCGATCAGTCGATCGACAAGGCTCTGGACGAGCGCTATCCCGGCCACGAAGCAACGGCGATGATCTGCAAGACGGACGCCACGCTCGGCACGACCGCCGGCTCGCACTGGGTCGATGATCTCCAGCAGATCAGCTATCAGGGCTTCATCGACGCTCTCGATGGCCGTTCGGTTTTCCCGTCGCTTCGTGCGAGCTCGGGCCTGCCGGTGAACTTCGACTCGGCTGGGACCGCCTACATCCCCGGCGTGTCGGCCGGCGGTGCGAACGGCTCCTTCTTCGCGGAAGGATCTCCGATTCGTATCGGCAAGATCACGACCACTTCGACCACGATGACCCCGCGCAAGATGGGTGTCATCATTCCGTTCTCGCGTGAAGCAGCGAAGCGCTCCACGCCGAACCTGGAAGCGCTGGTGCGTCGTCGCATCCTCGCGGACTCGGCGGCGATCATCGACTCGCATCTGCTCGATGCTGTCGCGGGTGACTCCATTCGTCCGGCTGGTCTGCTAGACGGCGTGTCAGCAACCGCACCCGGTTACGGCGGCGGCGATCACGTTGCGGTGAAGGCCGACTTTGCGGCGCTTCTTGCTCCGTTCATCGCGGCCAAGGCGGCCGGCGGCATCACGATCATCATGAACCCGGCTCAGGGTCTCGCGATCTCGATGATGGATGGCCCCGCGAACAACGCGAGCTGGTTCACCAACGTCGGCAACCGCGTGACGATCATCGAATCCGAACATGCCACTGCAAACCGCCTGATCGCCGTTCGCACGGAAGATTTGGCGACTGCGCTGGGTGCACCGGAGTTCGAAGTCAGCACGCAGGCTGTCGTCCACATGGAAGACACCACGCCGCTGGCTCTGCATGACGGCTCGACGGCGGCCGATCCGGTTCGCTCGTTCTTCCAGACCGACTCGATGGGCGTCCGCATGGTTCTGGACGTGAACTGGAAGATGGTTCGCTCCGGCATGGTTCGCTGGATCGACGGCACTTCGTACTAAATCCAAACATGAACTAGCGCGGGGCCAATCACGGCCCCGCGTTTTCATCTTGTGCAGATAGAGTCTGCGGAGGAAATAATATGGCACTTCGACGCTTTGTCGTGCCCGTCACCGTTGATGAGAGCGGTGAGGCAGAAGTCTATAGCCCGGTTCTTTCGGGCAAACTCATCTCGGTTCGCTACGTCAAGCCGGATTCTGGCGGCTACACCAACGGCGTCGATTTTGACATTACGTCGGAAGCGATCGGCCAAGACCTGTGGGCTGAAGACAATGTGAACGCATCTGCTACGCGCTATCCACGCGCGCAGCTTCAGACGACTGCTGGTGCGGATTCGCTCTATGCGGCTGACGGAACGTCCGTGAACGGCAAGATCGCGCTGAGTCAGGACCGCATCAAGATCGTCATCGCAAATGCCGTCAGCGGCATCGGCACCTTCCACTTCACTCTCGACAACTAAGGGGACCAGTCATGGCCATTCGTAAATTTACTGTGGTGCCTGTGACCGGCACCGCCACTGCCACTGCCTACAGCCCGTATCTTTCGGGCTTCATCGAGTCGATCGAATACGTCAAAGCCGGTGTAAATCCCTACGCTGACGGCGTGGACTTTACGATCACTGCTGATGTGACGGGCGAGTCGATTCTTGCTCTTACCGATCAGAACTCGTCTGTCGTGAAGCGTCCCCGCGCTGCGACCCATTCGACGGCGGGTGTTGCGTCCCTGTATGCGGCCGGCGGCGCGGCTGTGAACGATCGCATCGGTCTCTCTCGCGATCGCGTGAAGATCGCGATTGCGCAGGGCGGCAACGGCAAGACGGGCACCTTCGTCATCACCGTGGATGATGGCCGATGATCGAAACGTATTATGTCATGGAGGATGGGTCAGTAGCCCATCCTCGCGAGGTTAGCCCCGATAAGAACGGCGTGCTTCGCAACAAAAAAGGTGCCGCTGTCGCCATGCGTCGGCCCGGTTCGCCGCGCACGCGCAGCGTTGACAGCGCAGAACGTCCGGCACCGAAAGCCGCGCCGGCGCCTGTGCAGTCTGAACCTGTCGCAGATCAGCCGGAATTCCCGGCTGTGGCGGAAGAGCCGAAGGCAGAAGACACCAAGGCACTGGAGCCTGAATCTCCGCGTCGTGGCTATCACACGCGCGAAAGCAAGGCTGACTGACCTTGGGACTTCTCGCCCGCATCTTTCCAACGAACCAAAAGGCGGCCGAGGGCGAAGTTCGTCCCGGCCCCTATTTGCTTGATGGTGGCTGGCTGTCGGCGTCTGCGGGCAGGTTTATGAATTGGTGGCAGATGGGTACGTCGCTTCAGCCTTATGGGCAGAGCGGCGCGATGGTGGAGGCATGTGTTTCCGCTTATGCCCAGACGATCGCAATGTGCCCCGGCGATCATTGGAAATCGCAAGACAACGGTGGTCGCGAACGCATTACGACTTCTGCGTTGTCTCGTCTAATCCGCAAGCCGAACGACTACCAGTCGATGTCGGACCTGCTGCTTAACTTGACGCGGAAGCTCTACACCAAGGGCGAGGCGTTCGCGCTCGCAATTCGTAACGACAGAAACGAGATCGTAGAACTTCACTGGATGCGCGACGGATTTCCGCTGGTTGCTGCAGACGGTTCTATTTTCTACCAGCTTACCGGAAACGAGATTGTCGATCAGCGCTTCGACTTCAACTATCCGATTCCTGCTCGCGATGTTCTGCACATTCGCCTTCATACTCCGCGCCATCCGCTGAAAGGTGAAAGCCCGATCCTCGCCGCGGCACTCGACATGATGCTGTCTGGCGCAGCTCTAAACCAACAGGTGGCGTTCTATATCAACCAGGCTCGTCCGTCTTTCATGCTGGAGACGGATGAGAAGCTGACCCCCGAGCAGACGCGCGATCTTCGCGCACGCTGGGACGAGCAGACGAAGGGCGAGAACGCCGGCGGCACTCCTATTCTCACCTGGGGTCTGAAGGCAAAGCCGGTTTCGATTGCCGCCGGCGATGCAAAACTTGCAGAAATTCTCAAGCTGTCGGATCAGAACGTGGCGCTTGCGTTCCGTATGCCGCTGCAAATCCTTGGCATTGGCGGAACGCCCTTCGCTTCGACTGAAGCTCTTATGTCTTCCTGGAAGGCGATGGGCCTAGGTTTCGCACTCAATCACATCGAGGAAGCGTTCGGTCTTCTGTTTGGCCTCAAGGGCTTTCCCGAAGAATATATCGAGTTCGATACCAACGCATTGCTGCGCTCTTCGTTCAAGGAAATGATCGATGCGCTCTCAAACGGTACGCGCCGGGTTTTCACTGCGAATGAAGCGCGGCGATATTTCGATCTTCCTGAGAAGAAGGGCGGCGACGAGTTGCTTGCCCAAATGCAAGACATTCCGTTGAGCATGGTCGGGCAGAAGCCGGAGCCAACGCCTGCGCCACCAGCGCCGGAGCCCCCCGAAGAAGAGTCGGGCAAAGAAGAGTCAGGCAAAGCGTTAGCGGCATTCAAAGCAGCCAGGACGGAAAATGCAGCAATCCACAGTTGAGGCGCTTGCCGCTGAACTTGGCGGTATGGCCGGGCGCGTCGAGCGCGAGCTCGCGCTTCGCGTTACTGCGGCGCTTGCGGAATTGAAGCAGAAGGGAACCGAGCTAGAGCTTCGGTTCGCCAATCTGGAACGTGAAATTACGGCGCGGCTTTCCTCGATAAAGGACGGTGCGCCCGGCACGAGTGTGACCGTGGCCGACGTTCTCCCGGCGATCGCAAGCGAGATCGAAAAGCAGGTTGCGGCATTGCCGGTACCGAAAGACGGCGCGCCCGGCACGAGTGTGACCGTGGCCGACGTTCTCCCGGCGATCGCAAGCGAGATCGAAAAGCAGGTTGCGGCATTGCCGGTACCGAAAGACGGCGCGCCCGGCAAGTTGCCGATCGTTCGGTCATGGACAGACAGGGTTCACCGCGAAGGGGATGTTGTCACGTTTGATGGCGGCACTTATCAAGCCGGCCGCGACACCGGCAAACAACCTCCGCACGAAGACTGGCTCTGCCTCGCGGCACCGGGAGCAAACGGCAAAGACGGTCGCTCGATCCGTATTCGCGGCACACATGACGCGGAAGAAAAATACCTCGAGCTCGATCAGGTAGCGCTTAACGGCGCTTCTTTCACGGCGAAGAAAGACGATCCCGGTCAGTGCCCTGGTGAAGGCTGGCAGCTCAGTTCCGCTCAAGGCAAGACCGGCCGTCCAGGTGAACCGGGCAAGTCGATCAAGGGCGATCCCGGTAAGTCTGCTGCTGTTGTTCGCGGCGAAGTCAATCAAGACGGACTTCTGACGCTCGAGAACGCAGACGGATCGAAAGTTGAAGTCGATTTCTATCCTGTGCTTGCGAAGGTTGTATGATGCAGCCGCCGGTCCAGATTATTCCTCCAACTTATGCGGTTGTCTCGCTGGAAGAAGCGAAGCAGCATTGCCGCATTGATGCGGAAACGACCGACGAAGATTCTCTTGTCGAGGTTCT